GCTAGTGATCCCCGAGATCGACTCCAGGATCGTCCGCGTATCAGCGTCGGCTAGGAAGCACGGGTCGAATCTGGACGGCAAGAACGTCTCCGGCTTGTTCTGCGACGAGCTCCACGTTTGGGAAGGCTCCCGCGGCGAACTTGTCCACGGCACCCTCGCCCGATCGACTGGTGCCCGCGAGCAACCCCTCGTCGTCCAGCTGACGACCGCTGGTTTCGACCGGGACTCGATCTGCTGGAACCAGTACGAACGAGCCAAGGCCGCGATCCTTAAGCCAGAGGCCGACCCGGCGTTCTATTCGTTTATTGCTGAAGCGCCAGACGGGTGCGAGCTCGACGACGAAGCGTTTGAGCTGGCGAACCCGTCCTACGGGACGATCGTGTCGCCGGACTTCTACCGCGACCAAGTCGGCTCGATGCCGGAAACCGACGTCCGCAGGTTCTTTCTAAATCAGTGGGTGTCGATGGAGGAGGAGTCGTGGCTGTCGGACCTTCCCGGTGCGTGGCAGGACTGCGAAGGCGTCGTCCAGATCGAAGAGGGCGCCCCGACCTACGTCGGAGTGGACGTCGCCCTACGCAGGGACACGACGGCGGTGGTGATTTGCCAGAAGCACGACGGCCTCTACAGCGTCCGCTCGCGAGTGTGGGCCGCTGACAACGGCAAGATCGACCACCTCGGGATTATCGACTACATCCGCGACCTCGATTCCCGCTACCGGCTCCTCGAGGTCGTGTACGACCCTCGCTTCTTCGAGGTGCCAGCGATCATGCTGGAGGAAGAAGGCGTCCCTGTAGTCGAAATGCCGCAGCACCCGAGCCGCATGATGCCGGTTTGTGCCGCCGGGTACGACGCGATCGCTGCCGGGGCCATTGTCCACGAGGGCGACCAGGTGCTCACCGACCACGTCCAGTCCGCAGTGCGACGCGAATACCCCGACGGGTGGACGCTGTCAAAGGGCAAGTCGAAGCGACACATCGACGCCTGCATCGCCATGCTCCTCGCCCTGCACCGCGCACAGACATCCGACACGGCCAGTTTCGACCCGCCGCCTATCCCAAAGGTGTTCGCTCTATGAGTACCGCTGTCGAAGTCGCCGGGATGGCTGCCATCGCAACCGGTGTGTTCCTCATCTCGCTCCCGGCTGGCCTCATCGTCACCGGGTGCCTCCTCGTCATAGGTGGAACCTCATTGTGAGCATCGTCAGACGCCTACTCGGCGCCCCAGAGAAGCGAGCCATCTCGTACCAGACGCTGTTCGCTACCGGTCAGGACGTCCGACGCACCAACACGAGCGCCGGAATCCAGATCGACGACGACACAAGCATGAAGATCACGACGGTCTTCGCGTGCGTGCGCCTCCTCGCCGACACGATGAGCACCCTCCCGCGGGATGTGTTCATTCGACGCGACGGGCTGCGCCGCCCGTACCGGCCTCGCCCCGAATGGGTCAACAACCCCGACCCGGCAGACGACTCGTTCACTTGGCAGTCGATGATCTCAGAGACGATGACGTCGCTGATGCTCGACGGCAACGCGTTCGTCCATGTCGCCTACGCCGACGGCCAACCGACCGCCCTGCGTGTCCTAGACCCTCGTTCCGTCGCGATCATTTCACCGGACTCAGGTGCCGGTCCGATCTACCGGGTCAGCGGTGGAAGCGACGTCGCCGACTTCTCGTCCGACGAGATGCTCCACATCCCGCTGATCCGCATGCCCGGTTCAAGACGTGGCCTGTCGCCGATCGACACCTGCGCCGAGGCGCTGGGAACCGCTGCCGCAGCAGCCGACTTTCAGGGCCGCTACTTTTCGCAGGGCACCAGCTCGACCGGGGTCATTGAGTTCTCCGGCGACCTGACTGCCGACCAAGCAAAAGCCCTGTCTGACCATTGGGCGGCGCTGCACACCGGCAAGCAGAACGCCCACTCGCCGATGGTGCTGTCCGGTGGCGCGACGTTCCGACCGTTGTCGATGACCGCCGACCAGATGCAGCTCGTGTCGCTGCGTACCTTCAGCCGCTCCGAGGTGCTGTCCCTGTTTCGGGTACCGGGCGCCCTCGTCCAGGACACCCAACCGGGCGCTGTTTCCTACGCGTCAGTCGAGCAGCAGGTTCTCAGCTTTGAGAAGCACACGATCCGGCCTCTCGCGTCGCTACTCGAGGAAGGCTTCTCGCGGCTTCTGCCGTCGGGAGCGTTCCTGCGCCTCAGCATGGAAGGGCTGCTGCGCGGCGACCGGCAGGGCCGCTTTGAGGCTTACAGCGTCGCTCTTAACAACGGTTGGCTGTCGGCCAACGAGATCCGACGCTTTGAAGACCTGACACCGATCGACGAACCAGGAGCAGACCGGTTCCGTATGCCGCTCAACCTCGGCGACACCGAGTCTGCTGGCCTGTCGGTCCTGAAGGCACGCACTGAGATCGCGTCGCGGCTGGTCTCCACCGGCTACGACCCGGTCGGCGCAGCCGACATCGCCGGTCTCGACATCGCCCACACAGGCGTGCCGCCTGCGGCGCTGCAACAGCTCCAAGCGATCGACCCTGAAGACCCGACCGCGATCTACGAGGGGTGACGAGATGCCTTGGGAAGTAGTGACCGACCACAGCGACTGCGACGGGTTCGCTGTCGTGAAGATCGGCGAACCGGAAACCGCTGTCGGATGCCACACAAGTCCTGAAGAGGCCGAAGCACAAGTCGCTGCCCTCTACGCAGCAGAGGAGACCGAAATGGACCGCTCCGAAACCCTGACAATCGAACGCCGACTGGCAGCCATTGAGGCCGACCCCGAAGACGGGCGCCGCTTCTCCGGCTACGCGGCGGTGTGGGATTCGCCGTCCCAGCCTCTGCCGTTCATCGAAACGATCAACCGCGGCGCTTTCAGCCGCACCCTGGATGCCGGAAACCGCATCCAGCTGCTCCACGCACACAATCAAGAACTGATCCTTGCCTCCACGCGAGGCGGGACGTTACGGCTGCAAGAAGATGACCGTGGGCTCCGCGTTGACGCCGAGCTTGCCGACACCACTTGGGGCCGCGACGTGGCCGAGCTGGTCCGTCGTGGCGACATCGCTTCCATGTCGATCGGTTTTTCCGTCCCTCAGGGCGGCGACTCCTGGTCCGACGACGGTAACGAGCGGATGCTCAACGAGGTCCGTTTGCATGAAGTCTCCACGGTCGGATCACCGGCCTACGACTCGACGACAGCATCGGTGCGTTCCTGCAACGCAGACCCGGCGCTGTTCGCCGCTCTTGAACGTCTCGGCAACGGTCACGCTTTGACCGCCGACGACGTCGACTTGGTGCATAGAAGCACCGAGAAACTCGGGCCACGGCCCGAACCTGTAACTCCGCTCGCGTTGCTGACCCGCATCACGGAGCACAACGCGCGCAAGTAAGGACCGGAGCCGGTCCGTTCCCGCCGTTTCGGAGCCGAGACGACTATCCATCCAACTACCGAGAGGCAAACCATGTCGGAGCACTCCTACATGACGCAGCTCGTCGAAACCCGGTTAAACGCTTGGGAGCACGGCAAGGCGCTCCTAGACACAGCCGCCGACGAGAAGCGCGAACTATCTGCCGAAGAGGAAGCCGAGTGGACGCGCATCAACGCGGACATCGACCGCCTAGACGAGCAGATCAAGGACAAGCGCGACGCCGTCGCAGCCGCACAGCGTGCTGACGAGGCTCGCAAGGACTACGAGGCGCTGGTCACCCCGACCGAGGCTCGTGAAGCCGCAGAGGCCGGGGTCGCCGACGATGACGAGACGCTTTTGCGTGCCGTCCTTCGCGGCGAAATCCGTTCCTACGAGTTCACGCGGTCACGCGTGGCTGCTGAACACCGCGACATCACCACAGGCTCGACCGGCGCTCCGCGTCGCACCGAGTTCTACGGCCAGATCGTTGAGGCGATGGCCTCTGTCGGTCCCATGCTGCAAACCTCCACGGTCATTGAGACCGACGCCGTCAACGACCTGCAGATCCCGCGGTCGACGGCTGACAGCACCGCGGCGATCATCGCAGAAGCGGCAGCCGCTTCGGAGAGCGACCCGACGTTCGGGGCGTTCATCACGCTGGGCAACTACCGCCTCGGCTTCCTCACTCAGGTGAGCGAGCAGATGCTGGACAGCAACGGAGTCGACCTGATCGGCTTCCTCGCGAAGCAGTCCGGTCGGGCACTCGGCACCAAGCTGAACGCCTTGGCCACGGTCGGCACCGGTTCGAGCCAGAACAACGGCATCGTCACCGCGTCGACCGCTGCGGTCACCTCAGCGACGGGCACCTCTGGTGCGTTCACCGCCGAGAACCTGATCGACCTGTTCTACTCGGTCAACAGCATTTACCGGAACAACAACGCTGGATGGATGATGCGCGACAGCAGCATCGGTTCGGTTCGGAAGTTGCGTGGCGGCGGCTCTGCTGCTGGCAACGGCGACTTCCTGTTCCAGCCGGGAATGACGGCGGCAACGTCGGACACCCTGCTTGGCTTCCCGATCTATCCGAACAACGACGTCGTGGCCCCGGCCACGTCGGCGAAGTCGGTGATCTTCGGTGATCTGAGCACCTACTTCATCCGGCACGGTGCGTTCCGCTTTGAGTCTTCGCGGGACTACGCCTTCAACGCTGGCCTCATCACATGGCGAGCGATCCTTGACCAGGACAGCAACCTTGTCGACCAGTCAGGTGCTGTGAAGCACTTCGTCGGCGCTGGTAGCTGATAGGTCGGCCTTCGGGCCACCCCCGCAGGGCCGGTCGGATGGGGCACCGACCGGTCCTGCGCCCCCCTTTCTCTAGATAGGAGTCGCAATGCCGAAGGTAAAGATGCTGATCAAGATCAGTGGTGAACGGAACGGGTCCGAGTGGCCTGAGATCGGCGACACCCTGGACGTGCCGAAGGACGAAGCGGAGTCGCTTGTGTCCAACGGGTACGCCGAAAAGGTCGCAGCGAAGAAGAAGGCTTAGGTCGGTGGCGATCACCAACGGGTACTGCACCCTCGCAGAGATGCGGACCCAGTTGGGACTCGCATCAACCGACACTGTTGAGGACACCTACATCGAAACCCTCGTCGAGGTCACCTCGCGTGAGATCGATAGGTGGGTCGGGCAGTTCTTCTACTCGGCAGGCGGCAAGACGCAGTATTTTTCGTCGCACGACGGCGTCTACGTCTACACCGACCCGATCCAGTCAATCACGTCGGTCACGGTCGACGACAACGACAACGGCACTTACGACGTCTCTTGGACGACGAGCGGTTCGAGCGAGCGGTACCGGCTGCTGCCGGTGAACGCTGCAACGACCTCGGAGTCGTACTGGCAGCTCCTCGCTGTGGACGGCGTGTGGCCGACAGCGAACTCGGCGATCAAGATCGTCGGCGACTTCGGCTGGTCGACAGTTCCGCGTCCGGTCCACTACGCGTGCCTGCTCCAGTGTTCGCGGCTGTTCCACCGCCGTGCGGCACCGTTCGGGATCGTTGAGGGTCAGGACGCAGGAATGATGACGCTTCGCAAGATCGACCCTGACGTCCAGAAGCTGCTCGAGACGTACCGGATGCCGACCACGGTCTTTGCCTAATGGCGACCATCACCGCCATTCGGCAGGGACTGTCGACACGGGTCGACACCATCAGCGGGGTGCACGCCTACGCCTACGAGTCCGACCATCCGATCGCCCCGGCGGTCATGGTCGCGACGTACACCGCCGACTACGACCTCGCCCTCGGAGGCGGCACCACCTACGACTTCACCCTCTATGTGGTGCTCGCCGGAAACGTCGACCGCTCCTACCAGGAGCAGATTGACTCGTACCTGTCGCCGTCCGGTTCCGCGTCGATCCGTCTCGCAGTCGACGGCGACCCAACTCTCGGAGGCATCGTTGACTTTGCCGCTGTACGCCAAGTCGACAGCTCGCTTGTCCAGATGGACTTCGCCGGGGTGCCATACGCCGCAGCCACCGTCTCAGTGGAGGTAATCGACTCGTGAAGTACCGCGTAACCGTCCAATCGGCGTTGAGCCAGAAGGGCGGCAAACCAGACCGAATCCTCGAGGCCGGAGATGTGGTCGCAGACCTCACCCCGGCTGAGATCAAAGGGCTCAAAGCCAACGGGGCACTCGAACCCGCAACAGGGAAGGGCGACTGATGGCATTCGTCAACGCAGCCAACGCAAAAGTCACCGTCGGCGACCGGCAGTGGTCAGGCGACGTCTCGGACTACTCGTCGAGCTCTGATGTCGCCACCATTGACGTCACCTGCCTCGAGAACGCCGACCGGGCGCTCATCGCCGGGATCGCTTCGGGCGACATAACGCTCTCAGGCTTCATCGACTCAGCAACGGCAGGCACCGCGAACTCGCAGTGGCAAGACCTCAAAGGGCTCCGAGCGACCTCAGCTGGAGTACCGACGATGGTCGGCTTTGAGGGATTCGCAGAAGACAAGGACGTCTGGCTGACGACGGTCTATGAGACGAGCTACGGCATCACCGACAGCGTCTCCGGCGCAGCCCAGTTCGCGCTGTCGATGTCCACGACCGGGGTCCAGGACTACGGCAAGAGCCTGTTCAACCTCGCTTCAGCAAAGACGGCGAGCGCCAACGGCACCACCGTCGACAACAGCGCGAGCAGCGCCAACGGAGGAATCGGGATCATCTCGGTCATCGCCGCCTCCGGCACCTCGCCCACCCTCGACGTGATCGTCCAGCATTCGTCGGACGGCTCGTCCTGGTCGACGCTGGGAACCTTCACCCAAGCGACCGGAACCACTTCGCAGGCGATCACCGTCGCCGCGGGCACCACCGTGAACCGCTACCTGCGGGCCGCGGCGACCATTGGCGGCAGCTCGCCGTCGTTCACTTTCGCAGTCGGCTTTGCTCGACTGTGATCTCATCCTCCAACCAAAGGAGAAACTGATATGGCTTTCGTCGCAGGCAAGGACGCGGTCTTCAAGCTGGACAACTCCGGCGGGTCGCTCGTCGACCTGTCCACCTACATCACCGACGTTTCGCATTCGTTGGACACGGCGACCGCTGAAACCACGAGCCTCGGGAAGGACGACACGACACTGATCGCCACGATCGGGTCGGCTTCGCTTTCCGTCACAGGGCTGTTCGACGCGACGCTTCTGGCGCACCTCGGAGCTGTCCGCGGTTCCTCAAGCTCGCTGTCCTATGAGTTCTATCCGGCAGGAACGACCAGCGGCCTTCCAAAAGTCAGCGGGGAGTGCGTGCTCACCAACATGAGCCCGTCCGCGTCGGTCGGCGGTGTGGAAGGGCTGTCGTTCAGCCTTGAATGCACCGGAGTGCAGACCATCGGCACCGCCTGAGTGTTCAAGAAGGGCGTCAGCCCTATCCAGGTTGACAACCTGCTCCCGACGATCCGGCGTCTCAACGCGGTTGCCGACTCGAAAGAGGTCGGGCGCGCGTTTAGAGACCTGAACAAGCGCGCCGCCGCCATCGTTGCCGACGACGCTGCCCCGCGTGCCCCGGTCGGCCCGCAGAACTCGCTGCGTAATCGCGCTATGTACAAGCCGATCAGCGACCGGGCTATCGCAGGCGTCATGGTCGGCACCAAGACGCGGTCAAAGAAGGCGGGTTCCGCGGGCCGGGTGGGTGCCTACTCGGGAATCATCCACTACGGCACCGGCAAGGGACTGCTCGGCAAAAAGCGCATGTGGCTGTGGCAGTCGTTCGAGCGCCGATACGACGACGTGTCGAAGTTCTACCAAACAGAGATCCGAAAGGTCGTCGAACGGCTCATCGGGTGAAACCAGGAGGGAACCGTTATGCCAGAAGAAGTTGAGCGTGAAAAGTTCGACGTCGATTTTGACGATCTCACGATCGGCGAGATCGAAGAGATCGAAGAACTGACCGGCGCTTCGATAAAGCTGCTTGACGACCCCGAGCGGCCTATGGGTGCGACCCTGCGGGTGCTCGCGTACATCAGGAAGCGACGAGACAATCCTGACTTCACGTTGGAGATGGCAGGCGAACTCCTCCTGGTGTTGAACAAGGACGCCGACGAGGGAAAAGCAGAGACGTCGACCGATTCGTGACGCGGGCGCTTGTAGGCGCCCGCTTTCATCTTTCCCCAGCCGAGGTCGACCGGCTGAAGCTCTGGCAGTTCATCGCACTCGTCGAGTGCATGAAGCAAGAACAGGAGTCGCGTGGCTAAAAACCAGCCGGTCAAGATCCGCATAGCGGGCGACGCGGCGCTACTCAACAAGACGCTCAAGAGCGTTTCATCGAAGATGGGTGGCCTCGCCAAGATCGGCAAGACCGCTGGCCTCGGCATGGCTGCGGGCGTCGGCGTCGGCGTCGCAGCGATCGTCAAGCTCGGCTCCACGATGGAGTCCGTCGAACGAACCATCAGGGTTGGAACCGGTGCGACCGGTGACGCTCTTGATGGCTTGATGGGGATCACCAAGAACCTCGCTGGGAAGGTTCCAGCCGACTTTGAGTCGATCGCCACCGCCGTAGCCGACGTCAACACCCGCCTCGGCCTCACCGGAGACGACCTCGAGGACTTCTCCGAACAGATGCTGAACCTGTCCAGGATCACCGGGACGGACCTTCAGGGCAACATCCAAGGCGTAAGCCGGGTGCTGGGCGACTGGGGCGACCAAGCTGGTGAGGCCAGTGGCGCAGCCGACTTCCTGTTCTCTGTAGCTCAAAGCACCGGCATCGAGTTCTCGAACCTGTCGTCGGCGCTCGTCAACTACGGCGCACCGCTACGACAGATCGGTTTTGACTTTGAGACCTCTGCGGTCCTGATCGGCAAGTTTGAGAAAGAAGGCGTCAACGCCGAGCTGGTTCTTGGTTCGCTGCGTCAGGCGCTCGGCAAGATGGCCCGCGAAGGCGAGCCCGCAATCGAGACGTTCCAACGCACCACCGACGCGATCAAGAACGCTGGAACCACCGCTGAAGCCAACAAGCTCGCTCTTGAGCTGTTCGGCGCCAGGGCCGGTCCCGACATGGCTGCCGCTATTCGCGAAGGCCGCTTTGAGCTTGACGACTACTTCGAGCTGATGAACGGCGGTGGCGACAAGATCAACACCGCTGCGAAGGAGACCGAGACCCTCGGCGAGAAGCTCACCATCCTAAAGAACCGGGTAATCGTGGCGCTCGCCCCGGTCGTCGAAAAGGCGTTCGCGGCGATCACTAAAGCGTTTGAGAACTTGGCGCCGCATGTCGAGCAGCTAGTCGCCCGTTTCAGGGACTTCCTCCAGTCCGAGCGGTTCAAGAAGTTCCAGAAAACGGTTTCTGAGGCGCTCGAGAAGCTCGCGAAGGTATTCGAGCGGATCAAAGAAAAGGTCAAAGAGTTCGTCAAGGAAAACCCTGAGGCGGTGTTCGCGGCACTCGCGGTCGTCGTCGGCACCGTCCTGGTCGGCGCCATCGTCGCGTGTGTCGCTGCGTTCGCGACGCTGCTGTCCCCAGCGGTGCTAGTCGTCGCCGGTATCGCCGCCGTCGCTGCCGGTGTCACCTACGCGTGGAAAGAGTTTGAAGTTTTCCGCGACATCGTGCACGGCGTCGTTGACTTCTTCAAGGACTTTATCGTTCCAATCTTTGAGGCAGCCATCGGTGTCATTGTGGATGCCTTCAAGCATCTGTGGGACTACATCAAGAACGTTGTCGGTCTTATTCAGGCGCTCTTTCGCGGCGATATGGCAGATGTGTGGGAACACCTCAAAGGCATGGCGAGCGCCGCGCTTGGTTTCATCGTCGACCTGTTCATCAAGCTCCCGATGAACATTTTCAACGCGGCAAAGCCGCTGATGGGCAAGTTCGCACTCATCGTCGCTGATTTCACCACCGGCCTGTTTTTCAAGATCCGCGACCTCGTCCAGCAGATCCCCGGCAAGATCGTTGAGTTCGTCACCGCTGTCGCTTCCGACTTGGTGTCCCTCGGTGGCGACCTCGCCAGCTGGATCGGTTCCGGCCTCCTAGAAGGCATCAAAGGTCTCGCCGGGGCGGTCCTGGACGCAATCGAGGCTCTCATCCCCGACTGGATACCGGGCTGGCTGAACCCGTTCAGCGGCAACAAGGAGAAGCAGACGCTGGACCCCGGCCAGAAGAAGCGCGCCAGCGACGCCGCTCTGGAATCTGCACCGACAAAGGGCTCTTACTGGGAGTCCCGCGCGGGTGGCATGTCTGAGCTGATCAGTGCAGGAGGTTCTCCGCACCTCCAAGGGCTCGAAGGGATGCGCGTCGCAGGCAACGTCGACGTCGGGGCGCTCGCCGCGACAGGGCTGATCTCGGGAATCAGCAATCGTCCTGGCGCCGGGAACGTCACGATCAACGTCGCCGGGTCGGTTCTCTCCGAGGGCGAGCTTGTCGAGAACGTCCGTCTCGGCCTCCTGAAGTCTCAGAGGTCCGGTCGTGAACTGGTTCTTGACTGATGCCCGCCCCGACCGTTGAAGTCACAATCCGGTTCACAGGCGGGCCGTCGTTCGGCACCACCCTTGTGCTCGGCGACGCGATTTCCCCGCTCGGCACAGGCGTGCTCGGCACATCGGCGAACGCACCCGTCGATTTCACGGCCCAGTGCACGCAGGCGACAATTCGGCGCGGCAGAACAAGGGTGCTGGACCGGTTCGAGGCTTCAGTCGCGACGTTCGTACTCGCTGACACCACCGGAGTGTTGGACCCGACGAACGGCACCTACGCCGGGAAGATCCTTCCCAACAGGCAGGTGCGAATTTCGGCCACCTACGGCGGCACCAAGCGGTACCTGTTCTCCGGTTTCACCGACTCGTGGACGTACCAGTACGCGAAAGGCACGAACGGCCTTGCGACGGTCACCGTCACCGCCGTCGACGCCTTCCGGCTGCTGAACCTCTCGGACTTTACGACGCTGTCGGGCGCATCTGCTGGCGATGCGACCGGTACCCGTGTCGGGCAGATCCTTGACGCCGTGTCCTGGCCCAGCGCGCAACGGTCCATTGACACGGGCGACACGACCGTGCAGGCCGACGCCGGAACGAAGCGATCGGCCCTAGCGGTGCTCCAGACCCTGTCGCAGACCGAGCTCGGTGGCTTCTGGATCACCCCCGAGGGCGACGCGAAGTTCATGTCGCGGTCATCGACGGTGAAAGCACTCGACGGGACGGTCACCGAGTTTGACGACGACGGCACCGATATCAACTATCAGGGACTCAGCTTCCAGATTGACGATTCGCTGCTCGCTAACCGGGTGAGCGTCACGCGGTCCGGTGGCTCAATCCAGACAGTGTCGGATGCGACGTCGATCACCGAATACTTTGAGCGAGACCTGAACCGCACCGGCCTTCTCATGGACTCGGACGCGGACTCGCTGTCACAGGCTCGAGCGATACTTCAAGCAAGGAAGGACGCCGAGCTCAGAACCGACCAGCTGGTGCTAGATGCGACCGAGAACGACGCGGCCCGTGTCGCTGCCGCTCTTGACCTTGATTTCTTCGACCCGATCAAGGTCACCAGGACGCAGCCGGGAGGCGGCAGGGTTTCAAAGACCCTCACCGTGCAAGGCGTGACGCACACGATCCGGCCTGACGGCTGGACGACGATCCTGTCGACGGCTGAACCGCTCGTCGAGTCCTTCATCCTCGGCAGCAGCACCTACGGGGTGCTCGGCACCTCAGACCTCGGCTACTAGGAGCCCTCATGACTTATAAGCAGTGGGTAAACGGCGACATTTTGCAGGCGGCAGACCAGAACGCGCTGTCTTTGCAGACGATCAATCGATTCGCAGACGCGACCGCTCGAGACGCAGCGATCACCTCGCCCAGCGAGGGAATGTTCGTCTATTTGACGGGCAGCAACGCGCTCCAGTACTACGACGGGTCGGCTTGGGTCGCGGCAGACATCTCAGGCGGGGTCTCCTGGTCAGGATCAACGGCCAACGGAATCGGCACCTACGGATCGTCTTCGTCAATCGTCGCTGAATCGACGGCCACCTACGACGGCACCACTCTGCAACTGACCACCTCAGGCGGCGGGCTCAAGCTGGACGGACTCGCATCGAGTAATGCCAATACTTTGGACGATTACGAAGAAGGGGAGGCGGCGGTAACTCTGACTGCGTCTGGCGGCGGCACAATCACTGTCGGCACGAACAACACGATCGCCTACACGAAGATCGGGCGCGTCGTCCACATTCAGGGAGAACTGAACGTCGCGTCTGTTTCGTCGCCGTCAACCCAGTTGAGTATCGCCGGGTTGCCGTTCACGTCGTCGAACACTCTCACCGACATGGCCGACCGGTCGTGGCTGTCGACTTCGGTCATGTTCCTGTCGTCTGCCGTTACGTCCGGCGACATCATTGCGATGGTCGCAGCCAACTCAACAACGATTTCGTATTTCTCAGGCGGCGGCGGTTCCGGTGTGCAGTACTTCGCAAACCTCGTTGATTCGGGCACCTCGATTCTTATCGGCGGCTCGTACATCACCGACTCATAGCAAGGAGCAGCAATGGCACTGTCAGAACGAAGCGTGGTCGACAAGATCGAAGTTCTCGAGATGGGACAGGTGCAGATTCGCACCGCGACTGTCATTTCGCGTGATGGCACCGAGATTTCGCGCACCTTCATGCGTCACGTTCTCGAACCAGGAGCCGATCTCGCTTCCGAAACGGACCGCGTCGTCGCTGTCGCCAACGCGACATGGACCGCGGCCTGCCTCTCGGAATGGGACGCGTGGGTCGCCGCTAACCGATGACGGACTACGTTCTCGGGCTGCCGGTCACCGACACCGGAGTCAACATTGCCGATCTGGCTCCCCGGTTCCGTACCCGCCTCGAGGCGATGTTCGCGGACCCTCGGATCACGTCGGTCGCGGGCGTCCCGAAGGTCGCGATCATCTCCGGCGCGAGGACTGAGGCTTCACAACGCGCCCTCCATGACCGCTACAGGGCCGGAAAAGGCAACCTCGCCGCGAATCCCGACAGGCGCTTCGGCCCGGTCGGTTTCGACGGGCTCGGCATCTGGCGCGGCTCGTGGCACATGACGCAGAACACAGAGCTCGGAGGCGGCTACGCGTGGGCCGTCGACTTTCGCATCCTCGGCGGGATCATCGAAGAAAAGGTCCAGGAGATCGCCTGCGAATACGGCATCCGCGCGACGATTCCCGCCCGCGAGTGGTGGCACCACCAGTGCCGCTCCGGCGTCGAGCTGTTCCCGGCACCAGCGTTGACCGGCGAGGAACCGCCGCTCGACGAGCCACCAGAACCAGTCGACCTCGCCGCCGTTCTGGCGGCGATTCTCGGTTTCGGCGAGAAGATCGCATCCACCCCTGTGCGTCGCGGCGACCGCGGCGACCACATATCCACCCTTCAGGCGCGCCTCGGCGCGCTCGGCTTTGACGCAGGACCGATCGACGGGATCTGCGGCAAAGGCACCATCAGGGCAGTCAAAGCGTTTCAACGCAGCCGCGGCCTCGTCCAGGACGGCGTCTGCGGCAAGCGGACGTGGGACGAACTGTGGCGACCCGACCCAGACGACAACCTCTACGAGTAGGAGCAACCATGTCCGAATATTTCGACCTCCTAGAACGCTGCGTGCTCACAGCCGTGCAATGCTTCGCCGCGCTACTGATCGCGGACGGCACCGGCCTGCTTTACAGCATCGACGCTGTCGAGGCAGCGGCGTGCGCCGGAATGGCGAGCGGGTTATCCATCATCAAGAGTTTCTGCGCGCAGAAGCTTGTCGGTGACAAGTCCGCGTCGCTGGTGAAGTGACCGACGCTGACGACGAGAAAACACCCACCAGCTGGAAGCAGCTACGGGTCAAAACGAACCTCGGGGTGCTGGCCAGTGCCGCGCTGGTGCTTGGCACCGTCCTGTGGCAGGGATTCCAGATCAACGCCTCCGTTGAATCGAACTCCGACTCGGTCGCAAACCTGACCCTCGTCGTCGACAACCTCGCCGGGGCGGTGTCCCTCGCCAACGAACTCGATACGCGGACAAACATCCTGTTTGACGAGATCAACTCGCTCAGGAGCCAGTACCAGGAGCAGGCCGACCTGTGGATTGAGATTTCAACGAACACCGAGCGCGTCGACCAAGTGCGCCTCGACCTTGATGACGTTCAATGGCAGATCAGCGACATCACTGCTCGGGCAGGCGAGTTCTACGCCGTCGCGGACGAGGTGTCGGACCTGTCGTGGAAGGTCGACGACCTTGAACGGCGGGTCGCTGAGGCGTTCGGCATGGAGATGGCCGACGACGGCGGTGCCGACCTTGAATGGCAGGTCTCGGACCTGATCCGACAGGTCGCAGAACTGCATGGCCGGGTGAACGCCTCTGGCGACTTGGAATGGAAGCTCACCGACCTAGAAAACGGGCTGGACTGGGAAATCGACGAGCTGACCCGACAGGTGACAGAGCTACGGGTCCGCATGGACACGGGCGGCGGGATTGAACAGTGGCAGATTGACGACCTGTGGAACCATTCGCATGACGTATGGGGACGCACTGAGGATCTGTACGGCCGCTCCGACGAGATGTACGACATGCTCTGGCGCCTCTGGTCGGCGGTCGAAACGCGCCAGTGGTCGCACGACTACCTCTACGACTAGGGGTGAGCAATGGGCAAGGCAACGAAACTAATCGCGGCTGTAACCGGCCTCCTGGTCGCTGTCGGCACCCTCGTCGGCACTATCAGCATGACTATCGGCAAGGGGCCGGAACCCGCAGCCGGCGGCATAACCATCGTGCTGAACTCGCCTGAGGCTTACGCCGACTTCCTCGAAAACCATCCGAGCAGCGGCTAGCAGCTCGTTGCACAACTCAATCGCGCTCCCGCCGGGTAGATGGTTCCCTCCTCCCCCGGCGGGAGCGCACTTTCGCGTTTTCGGGGCGATTTGCTCCCCCACACAACGCCCGTGCTGACCTGCCGATAGCCGGGATGGGTGACAGGGCCAAGTTGAAAACGATGCCTCTCAGAAACGCTCTCAGGTGCCTCTCAAACGATCCGTTTGCATGGTCGCACTGTGGTTACGCGTCGATCGCCCCGGCGACGAGTTCGGCGGCTTCGCGCTGCATTCCCGGCATGACATGGGAGTAGATGTCCAGCGTGATGCTGACCCGTGCGTGCCCAAGGCGCTCCTGGACGACTTTGGCTGGCACTCCGGCCTTCATCGCGAGCGTCGCCCATGTGTGCCGAAGGTCGTGAAGCCGAATCTGCGGGACCGCGCCGTCCATCTCGCGCACCCGGTTCTGGAATCGGCGGGTGACGCGCTCGGGATGCGTCCACGAGCCGTCGGGCTGCGTGAAGACGAGGTCGTGTTCCTGCCGCCCGATCCCAAGGGCCAGAAACTCGGATGCCTGCGTGCGTTTCAGGTCGGCGAGCATCTCCAGCGTCCGGTCGTCAAGGTCAACCTGCCTTTGACCGGCGTCGGTCTTCGCTGTCGAGATGAGCCGCTGGTGGTCGACGCAGATCAGCGTCTGCACGATCGACGCGGTGCCAGCTGAGAAGTCGATGTCGGCCCAGCGGAGCCCAAGCGCCTCACCGCGACGCATCCCGGTCGTCGCGAGTAGCCGGTACAGAGGGAGATACCGGTCGCCGTCGCAGTGGTCAAAGAACGCAGCGAGGTCTCCGGTCGTCCACGTCACCGTCGGTGCCTTCCTGGTCTGCCGTCCCTTCGGTGGGTCCGACAGGGCGCACGGGTTCCGGTTCAGGAGTCCCCAACGCACCGCGTCCTTCATGGCCCTGCCGACGATGGTGGAGATGTAGTGGACGGTGCGTGGCGCGAGCCCTCCACCGCCGTCTTTCCGACCGGCGGTGAGGAGGTCCGCGTAGAAGGCGTTCAGGGTGAGGCCGTCGAGGTCTTGCAGTTTGATCGTGCCGAGCCTCGGGATTGCGTGCTGGCCGATCTTCTTGACGTAGGAGTCGAACGTTGATGGGGCGAGCGTCGGTTCGACCTCGTCGAGCCAGCGGGTGAGGAACCCGCCGACGGTCTCGTCTGTCGGAGCTACGAACGTACCCTGCGTCTGTTCGGCCAGGAGCAGGTTGAGCGCTTCCTGAGCCTCAGCCTTCGTCGCAAAGCCTCGCCGGTGAATGCGACGGCGGTTCTCGCGACCTCCTCCAATATCGAGCCGGAAACTGTAACCGTCCCGCTTGTTGCCGCTGATCGTGCCGCGTCTGGCTTGGCTTGCCATGAGGTTCCCTCCCCTATGTGGTGGGTAAGAACCTACCTCACCGGGCACCTATGCGTCCGCGTGGGACCACGGTGGGACCAAATGGCCGGTTTTCGGGGTCTGATAACGCTGTGACCTGTGTGTTTGTGGTGTCGGAGGGGGGACTTGAACTCCCACGCCCTTTACGCAGCGTGGTCGTCGCATAGACCCCCAGCAGTGGACTCTCTCTACGTTTCAGGGGATCGCCGGTCACCCACTGTGAGCAAAACCTTGGCATGGTCGGCACCAGTGGTCCCTAGTTCTGGCCGCGTGGGACCACGGTGGGACCAGCAGGGCACAAGTTCAACTCAATCAACCAGCTCGTCACACTGGCGCATCAAACCACCGGCCAACGGAAGCGTTGAACTGGCGCACGCGCTCCTGGAGGGCGAGAAGCAGCGGCGTCGGCCCGTCGGCGTCAAATGTTCGGGTACAACACGCAGCGAACGGCGGCAGCGTCAACATCCAAAGATTGCAGGTGTAGACGCTCGGCCATGTCTCTTCGACGGTCGTCATGCAGGGTCGCGCGACGAGTTCGTCCATGATCTGGTCTTGCCATAAATCGTGCCGAGCCATGTTTATTTCCCGCATCACCTCCAAATCGTCATGCAGGTTCACAATCGCAAACTGGACGTTCCACACGCGGACGTCATCCAGTTCGGTGGTGAAAAGGGTCGAAGCGGTCGTGATCATTTGGCGTTTGAGTCGGGCGGCGTATTCGTCCCAATCCGCGTGCATTTGTTCTAGGCGTAGGCGTCGGAGATGTGCAGGGGTGCGGTCGAAAGCGCGAATCGACTCGCGGTACGTGTAAGCGGGTTTTCTAATCATCGGTGTTCTCAATTTCGGCTATCGCGGCGTTTGCGGCGGCTA